TTTTTTTTATAGACTAGGTCTTTGTTTTAGTACTAATATCATGACTCAGGTGGAGGCATGATATGTAAGCTGAATGGCCTGCATTATCGTTTAAGGATATTTATCTAATGAGTTAAAATACTAAGTCATCATGTTTTGATATAGTGGTACACATCGACCGATCTTAATAAGAGCGGCCCCGAAAGGCTTTCCGTAAAGGTTTCGGTTGTATTCACAAGTTATGCCGCGTAATGCGTACAGTAACGATTCGACAATTCAACAACACAAATGATGATTTATAGTGTATATTTCGTTATTAGATTTTAAATAACTTAATCGAGAAAGTGATATGTTCACACTGCACAAGCGCCGCTTATATAATACACCATAAGACATTTAGATTGATAATCGAAATGGCACGCTGAGCAAATCAGCGTTTTTAAATTTATTACTTATACAAATTATTGGTCGGGAGTCATTGGATTGACTTAAGTAACAATAACCTAAAATACGCATGGATAACAAACGAGAGTCGAATCGAATGTTAATCATACAGTATAACAACATGATAATAGTGTTGTAGGTCCAATACTAAAATGGTTTAAATCGGGCAATACATGTTGCAGATTAACCTGTATTGCGGAATGTATATGTTATAGTGTTATTGATGTTGATTGGTGTTATGGACATAACATATATGCACCATTAAGATGGGTAGGTATGGATGATGATTACGATAACACCCAGGATAGTTTTGAATAATTAAATGTCAAAGGACAAAAAGTTATCCATAAAAAGAAAAATAAAAAAATAAAATAATAATAACCAAAGTAAAACAAAGATTTTTCCATTAAAACAGAATAATTATATGAGATAAACGATAAACTCATTGCATAACCAGCATATGATAATGTAACATGGTGTTTTAATAATAAAGTTTTATTACATTAAGACAACCAATATTATTCAATGCCAACATTTAATGAAGATGCATGCTTAGCATTTGCAATAGTGTGGTCTATGTATGGTACAGAGGGTTTTGTTTAGGAGTTTTATCCATGGGATTTTCGTTAGGCAAAATAACCATATTCAGCTAAATATTAATCTTATGATGCAGGTAGAATGAATGACGTTTTAGCAAAATTAAATCACATATATGAGACATCACCACATTGTTTAGATTTACAAGAATCTGGTTACATCAAGTTTGCCAATGCTGACAATTTCCTATTAGCGATTAATACAAAGAAACTTACTTTATATAAGAAGTTAGGCGTGCATCACACTTTCTCATCATAAGAAGAAGGATAAATCACAGACTTTTTAATTGTTTAAAATAAATATAATAATTAAAGTCACATTTGGGTACATTATTAGTTAATAAAACATTTAGTATATTAAACGTAAATTGCATTTAACGAGGACAACGGTTATGAATTAACAGAAGATTCCAATGAAACTAATATAATTGTTGATAAATCATAACCAGGTTAAGGTGAAAAAACGTCTGATGATGATATAACATCGGATTAATCTGTATCTGAGCAGAGTTAATAATAGAATGTTGTTTAAGATGTTATATAGGAAGATTAATAAATTAATGCACCTGTAATTGAATAACCTTAAGAAGTTTTAAAAGAAGAGTTACAAACAACATAAGAACCAATTATTGTGGATAAATAAAATGGATAAAACAATACTTATACATAATAAACATAATAGAAAATATGGCTTTTATTAGCAAATAAAAACGTATAACGTGTAATAGGTGGTACTATGATGTTGGCATACATTGCTTACACTAATGAACATGTAAAGAGTACCATCCACAACATTAAAATTAAGTGCAATAAATTTACAATTGAGGATTGCACATATTTATTTTCTATTATATTTTTAATAATTGAGATGATAAGATAAACCAGGACTAATATATAGGATAAGATGTATGAATTATACATCAAGATTAAAGATTGTTTTAAAAATAAGAATATCTTTATAGCATAATCCGAGATAATTCCTTTTAATCTAGATTAGAATGTTAAATAAGAATTGTTTATACCTGATGTTGACCCGTCGTAAATCTTATATTAGGCAGATGGCACAAAAGTATTAGGTTATACTCCTTGGAACGAATTTTTAGAGACTGTTCCTAGAGATAGGTTATGTATTATTGTTAATGGTGTGCAAAAATAGTAAGTGAATTATCATACACTAACAGATGGTTTATCAGTTAGATTAATTGATAATGATGTTGCTTAAATATCATACACAAGAAAAGTTGGTAGAGATATTGCATATAAATACACATAAAAATAAGTGTAAGTAATAGTACATGCAGATTGGGTTGACAATTATGTTAATACATAATTAGTATTACGTATTGGACCTAATATATTGTTGTTATTGTATGGCTAAAACGAATGTAAATTAAGTACAAAATTAAATTATCCAGCTTTGTGGTGTAAAGAATATGGTTATGTGACGGCGGATAAATTATTGGTTGATTACTGTGTTAATGATTTTAATAACACAGTATTCACTAATTAAGCACAAATTGCAATTAGAATAAATAATGCTATCAAGAATTATGGTAGATCAACTATTGGACGTACTACTGTCGTTTTAAATGACACCAACGAAGAATTAAGAGAATCATTTTATAGAGCCTTTTGTTATTTGACATTACGTGATAGACATAGGGAAAATTTGTGTAATTTAAAAATGACAAGCAAACCAGAACAATCTACTACATGGTTTAGATCGGAAGAGAAAACTTAAAATCCGTATTTTACAACTATATTTGATGTTAATAATATATAAATCCCAGTTGATAAATCTTTGGGTACTGATACTAATACGAAGACATAAATGGTTGATGTGAAAGAGTAGGAACCACAATTATGTTAAACTTGGTAAACAAAAATTTTAAATATGGTTTATTAATTTTAATCTACAATTATATTTATGACAATATGTTACATATTATATAAATATAGTATTTTTGCGGATTATATGAGTAGCCAATATTTAATTGATATTTATTAAAGGTTTGTAAATTTTTATCAGGTAATGAATATATTTATAGAAATAACATAAGATATGTTGAAGAGACAATTGGCTCAATGGATGAAATATATAAATAACGGAGTCGTTAATTAATGGAGGAATGTTGGTTCTGATGATGTTGTAGCAACTAGATCTCATATTTCAAGGCATAAGTTTTCTCGTATTATGGAATATAATAAAGAGATTATGACAGATTATAAGATTACTACGCCATTTTTTACAATAAAGCATACTGAGAAAAATGAAATAAACATGACGGAAGATTAAACAGATCAATTTTATGACCATTTGTTAAAATATTGTTCGTGTAGTAAAGCCAATCCAAAAATAAAATTTACATAATATGGATTGTTGAACGGTAATAATATAGTAGATTGTTTTACTAGTTGTCCGATTAACGCTATAAGTTCATTATTTTAACGTCAGGCTGGCTCATTGTTAGATGCTGATAAAACTATTGCAAAAGAATACACAAATTTTGTCAGAAGACCAGATAGTAGTATTAACAATTTGATTAAACAAATAAATAGTTCTGGAGATAGACCGTGCGTGGCAAATTATTTAACCAAAATTCATAATGAGTAACCCTCAAAATATAAGTTATATTTACAAAAATATAAGAAGTTGAGGAATTAGGTGAATTTAAATTATTAGTGTACAATAAAAGCAAAAGACGGTGAATATACATTAAGAGATGTTACTAATTATAAAGAATCAGAACCACGAAGTATATATTCCGCACCGGAAGCAACAGTAATCTATGGGGGAGCTGTTACTTAAATAGTTAATGCACATATATTAACAAGTAATCGTATTGCCATTTGCAGAACCCCTGAGTGGATTTAAACCAAGGTAAGACATATGTCTGATTAATTTAAGACTCCAATTTTTGTCACCTTGGATGGGTCGAGATTTGATTCTACTTAACATTGGTGGATAAGGGAAGCAGTAGATAACTATATTTATAGTGAAACTGGTTTATATGATAAGCTTGATATCCCACGTCAACATTAAGTTGAAGCTTACGATATAAATTGCGGTAAGTATGCACATTATTAATTATTTGTGGGCAAGAAATAAGACAGACATTGTACCTTTAGTTGTAAGATAAAAGGTACTATGGCATCTGGCAAGAATGATACTGGCAGTATGAATTCAATTAGAGCCGATACATATCT